ATCCGTCGCCGCGCTCGATCTCCTGGGGAGCAGGGTAGATCTTGAGGCCGTCGATGGCCGGTGCTTCGTTGCCGTCTGGCATGTTATTGCCGATTGCGAGCGTGGCGCGGTGGGTGGCGGCGGTCGCAGTGGTGCAGACGTATTTCTGATCGACCCGGCAAAGCCCGCTCGGGAATGTGGCGACGGTGCGGCCGGGGGTGGCGATGAGCGCGCCTGCGTTTTTCTCGTAAATGGTGGCCATGGTTTTGTTAAGTTAGGCTCCGAGCGCGGTGGTGGGGAGCTTCGGCTCGATCTTCTCTACGAGGACGCGGATCGCCTCGACTACATCTTGTAGGGTTTTGCCAGCGGGTTTGACCTTGCCGTCCGCATCCTTGTCGGCCTTGCCGCGCTGGCCGTCTGGCAGCTCCTCCTTGCGTTTGCCGATGCGGTCTTGCATTTCCTTTTTGAGTTCCTTGTTGCTCTTGCCGGTGGTGTCGATGCCAGCCGATTTCGCCATGTCGCGGACGGACTTGCCAAACTTTTTGTCCCCGCCGAAGGCTTCGTCGATGGCGGCGTTTTCTTCCTTGCCTTTGAGCTTCTTAGCGATGCGTTCCGCTTTTCTGAAATTACCTTCCGCAATGGCGTCACCCGCCGCTTTTTCGAGCTTGCCGCCCTTGTCCACTGCGTCATTGCCTTTGGCTTCCTTGATGCGTTTGAGGATCTCATCGGACAGGCTGAGTTGCTCCTTCAGCTCCTTCGTCACTTTTTTGTGACTTGTAACTGAGTTCTCAATGCTGGTGCTGTATGCTAACCCGGCTGCCGCCATTGCTTCCTGCATGGTCTTGCCTTTTGCGAGCGACCTTTCCAGTTGTTCGTAATAAGCCTTTTGCGCTGTAAGCTCTTTCTCTAGCTCAACGTTTCCCTGGGCTTTAGCATCTTTGATTTCAGACTCCAGTTCCTTGATCCGTTGAGCGTTCGTCACACGTTGCTCACCGACCTTGATTTCAAGCTCGGCGAAGTCCCCTGCATTCTTTAATGCCTCTTGCGCCTTCTTATTCTGGAGTGTCAACGCCTCGGTTTTTTGGTTTTGCAGATCAAGCTCCATCCCCGTGGTGTCGATGAGTTGGCCTGCTGACTTTAGAGACTCTTCAAACGCTTTCTTGGCCTCTTGTGCGGCGAGAGTGAAGTCGCCAGGGATTTGGCCCATGGCATTCTTCATCGTGTTCGACGCTGTCGCGACCTTGGTGCCCATGTCGGTGATAGCACCATCGAAGACATGGCCCATATTCGTGAAGCCTTCTATCAACTTCGCAGACACCGGGCTGACGACTTTCAACAAGTCCCCCATCGGCCCGTCAAAAATCCCACTCAGAGCATTGCCCACTGATTTGAGGGCTTCCAGAATTGACCGGCTGAACACATGCCCGACGACCTCGAAGGCTTTAGTCAGAACTGTAAAAATCCCGGAACCGGGACCAAACGCCACACCGATAAATTCGACCGTTGCCGCGATGGCTGCCTTGAAATTCGCATAAATGGAATTGGCACTTTGCGCCGCCTGAAGTTTGATCGAGCTGAACGTGATTTCCCAAGCCATCGAAAACTCACCAATCTTCATTGCGCCGAGGGCTGCTGAGAAACCTTCCATCGCCTGAGTGCCGCCGATAAATATCTCGCCGATGCGCTTGCCGATTGCAGCAGTGTCGATGCTGGCCAGACCGGTGGCGATTGCCTCCAGCATCGGGGTCATTTCACCTAACACTCCAGCGGCAAACTCCTTAAACTTGCCTCCGATGACCGTGATTTTGTCGCTGATAGTGTCGAAGACGCGGGCGTTCTTGTCCATGACGTCGGGCATGGTTCCAAGCTCACCCTTCGCGTTCGCAATCGCGCCGTCGAAATCTTGCAGGAATGCCAGCGTGCGGCCGCCGGACTTGCCGAAAAACTCCATCGACGCGGCAGCACGCTCTGCCGGTGTCGGCAGCGCGGAGATCGCGGCAGCAATCATTTTGAGTTGCTCGGTCGGCGACTTGGCGGCCATCTCCGACCAGCTTAGTCCGATGGCGCTGAACTTCTCCCTAGCCTCGTCAGACCCTTGTGATGCTTCCACAAGCGCCTTCTGCATTTTGTTGATCGATGTCCCGACCTTGTCCGCGCCGACGCCGCTGTTATTGAATGCTCGTTGCAGGACTAGCAGGTTGCCGGAGGTCTCGCCGGTTTGATCTGACAGATCGGACAACTCACCTCCGAGGTCGAGCGCGTCCTTGAACGCGCCGAAGGTGCCGGTGACTGCCGCCGCCGCCATCTTGATCGCGCCAAATCCCAGCGCGAGCGCGGCACCGGCCTTGGCCATACTGGCGAAGCTGGCGTTGACGCTGCTGCTGGTTTTCGCGACGGTGGTGTCGAGACTCTTGGTGCTGTCCTTGACCTTGTTGACGGTGGACGTGAAGCCCGCGTCAGTCGCGCCGAATTTTACATTGATACCGCTCATCGTTTTATCAGGTTTTTAAATGCCTCGTCAATTACGGTGGCGGAGTCAAAACATGAGCCGCCGCTGGTCCACATGCGGTTGATTCCTTTCGAGAACAAATCCGCGTCGATGATCTGTAATCCTGCGGCGATGGGCAGCTCCTCCATAATCTCGCGAAATGCCCAGCCGGTGACGCTTGCGATGTGGTGGACATAGGAAGCGAGCCAGCTGGGCGTTGCTAGTTTTTTGAGGTTGGGATTCCGGGATCGGATTTGTGCGAGGCGGTGGTGTTTGCGACCAGATAGAGGTCCATGGCTTCGCTCATCTCGGCAGACAAGGGCTCAAGCTCATTGTGATAGGTGATGTGCTTCTCCAGCCACTGGTCCACGGCATCGAGGAAGGATTGCCTGTTGTTGACAACGGCGCGGATGTCCTCCTTCGGCTCGGTGTGGAGGAAAGCATAAGCAGCGGTCTTCTGCATCATGTCACCGCCGTCATCCTCGAAGACGTGGTTGCGTTGCAGCCAGGAGAGAGATAGCGCGGTCATCGGTCGCAGCACGAACTGGGATTTGCGCTTCGGCCCTGCGGTCATGCCAGCTTCACGCATGGCTTCATCGTCTGTCATTAGATCTGTGTCTTGCATTTGTTTTTGTGGTTAGAGCATCGCGGCGACCTGCCGCTTGGTTTCCTCGCTGGCGGTCTCGGCGATCAGCGCCTTGCGCGAGCCGTTGGAGATCTCGACCATGCGCGGGGAGGTCTTGACGATCTCGACCAGCGTGGTGCGGTTCATGAGCGCGCCGCGCATCCACAGGACGGGGCTTTCCTTGTCCTTCGCCAGCATGTCCTCGTGGCCCTTGGTGGCGTAGTATGCGACCTCTCCGGCCTTGAGCGGACATTCGGTAGACTGCGCCTCGAACCAGAATTCCTTGGACTCGCGGCCGTCGGGGCGGATGATGTGAGTGAATGTGACGAACTTGAATCCGTAGGTCAGCAGCACGGAGGCAACCATGATGTTCATGGTGTGATAGAGTTCTTGTTTCTGATTCATTTTTTATGGGCGGCAGACGGTCCCGGTCTGCCAGCGGGGTTTGATGGGTTAGGCCTGCTCGGTCATCGTGCTGGCATACTGCGTGGCACTGACTGAGAGTTTGCGGAACTCGCCCTGGGCGGTGCTTTCGTTGTAGCTATCGACAATCACGGTGCCGCCCGTGAGGCCGCCCGTGGTCGTGTCGTTGGTAAGCGTGAGGAGTGCCGCAACGTCCATGGTCACGGCTCCGTTGACGAAGCCCTCAAGCGAAATCGCGGCGGTCAGGCCGGAATGCGCGACGGCGACCACGTCGTTGACAGCATCGCGCACTTCCGTCTTCACGGATTGCACGTTGCGGGAGAATGAGGTCAGGATGATCCCGGTCTCGTTAGTGATGCCGAATTGGAGGTCTGCGGCTGCGGCGGAAGTGTAGATAGTTGCTGCCATGAGGGTGAGTGTTCACCCGTCGTGGCATGTCAAATCCGGCCGAAGGTGCAGGCGGCGGTAAAGGTCACCTCAAGCAGTGCCTCGTCCCAGTTCTGGGAGCTGCCGTTATAGGTCCATTCCCAGAAAATGACGTGCGACTGGTTGAGCGCGTCAATCATCGCCGACTGGTCGAAGAACAGGGTTTCGAGCTGGTCGATCCACGCGGCGATGTCCGCCTCCGGCTCGTCGCCGGTGTGCGCCCGAAGCGTGATGGATACGTCGGCGGTGGAGACCATGTGCAGCGCGACCGAGTGGGCGGCGCTGCCTTGGATGTCCACCACCAGGCAGGGCAGGGTGAAGGTCTCGCGGGCGGTGGCGTCGGCCACCATGATCGAGTCCGCCGGTGAGTTTTCTGTCAGGTAGGTGACGAGGGCGTCCTTGATGCGTTGGGTGGTGGTCATAGTGTCCGGTTGGTTTTTTCGATTTGCTTGTCGATGCTAGTCTGCATCCACTTGAACCCACTTTTCAGTGCTGTCGCCACAGCGGCGGCAGTGTCTTCAGTGAACTGAATGCTCTTGATGTAGGGCGTGGAATTTTCCAGCTCGACGGAGTAGTTAAGCCCCTTGTCCTTCTTGGTAGCAGATCCGAAGCCGCCGCCGACGTGAGTCCGCAGCCATTTCTGAACGGTGATTTTCGTGCCATCGACTTTCTCGCCGGCCTCGATCCACGCTGCCTTGGCCTGGCCGATCTTCTTGACCTGCTTATCGACGTGCGCGTTTCTCTCAGAAAACGAAATCGGGCTGCGCTGGTATTTACCCTGCGTCGCTAGATCCTTGGGGACTCGGCCACGGCGGTCGCGGGCTTTGGTGTGGACGCTGGCCGCGGTGCCTTGGATGCCTTGGACGTTGGCGTTGCTGATGGCCCGGTGCGCCTGCTTGGCGACGATTCCGTGAAGTAGGTCTTTCGCCTTGCCGGTGATGCCGTAGGGCTGGACCTTGATCGCCATCTGCTTAGCACCGCCGCGGGCGATCTGGTTGATGCCGTCCTCGACGGTCTTGCCGGTGGCCGCCGCGAAATTCCGCAGGGTGTCTTCCATCTTGCGCTGGGTGGCGCGGTCAATCTCTACCTTCACGTCAATCATCGGGAATCGCTGGAGTCGGTTAGTGTGAAATGGATGGCGACCGGGCCGGTGACGACCTCGGCTACCCGATAGCTGACGCCGTCCACGGTGCATCGTTTCTGGAGCATGCCGCGTGGGTTGGAGACGTGGCGCGGCTGCGCGGTGGCATTGGCGCTGATGTCACTCTCCATGCCGCCCAGGGCGCCGTCGTAGCTCTTGCGCTCGGAGTCCATCACGACGTCGAAAGTCTGGCCGTTGCAGACCATGACAGAGGTGCCGAAGTCGGCGTCGATCTCGTCGTTACCAGCTAGGAGGAAGTCGTCAATCAGGCTCATGCCATGAGCTGGGAGTCAAAAAAACCGCCGCCCCGGTTCCCCAGAGCGGCGGCTGACATGAATCCAACCAGAGAGAGTTAGGCGTTAGCGGTTTTCTTTGCCGGGGTTTTTACCTCGGGCTTGATTTTGAAACCTCTGCGGCGGGTGCGTCCGACCGTGGATTCGAGGACTTCGAGGAGTTCGTAACCTTCGCCGGCGGAGCCTTTGAAGAGTTTGCGGACTTCCAGTGTCCCACCGTCGGCAATCATTGTGCGCTTGCCGTTTTTGGTGCCGATCAATACTGCGTATGCTGCCATGTTTTTGAGGAGGAAAGCCGGGAGGTTTTACCCTCCCGGCTGGTTAGGTTAGACGGAAACGATGCGCTTGAGTCCAGCGGCGAGGCCGGTCTCGAAACCATAGACAGATTCCATGACGACGCGGCGGTTGCCGAAGTCTTCGGAATACCATTCGCGGAGACCGAGGGTGATGCCACCATCACCGACCACGCGTTCGGCGCGGTCGTATTTGTTACCTGCTTGTGGTGCCAAGTAACGGAAGGCGGCAGCGAGGCCCGATCCATCGGTGATGAAGCCGGTGAGGTTTTCACCGTTGGCCGGGATATAGTTAGACATGATGATCTTGAAGCCGTGCAGCATCGGGATGTTGCCGCTTTGGATCGCGTTGTAGCCGTAGCCGCTGGAATCCTTGATCTCCGCCACCTTGCGGAGCGAGGCGATGTAGTCCGGGGAGAGCACCAGGTAGCGGTTGTCTGCTGCCCAGTCGGCTTCGTCAGCGACGTTGGCGAGGTCTGCGACATCGTCTTCGTCAAAGTTGGCGGCGGTGGAGGTAAGGCCAGCAGTGCCGAAGTTGGCGGCGGTGATTTTTCCAAGGATCGCCTGGAAGATCGTCTTGGCGAGCAGGTTGCCCTTGCGGACGCCGTAGCGTTCGAGGAGGAGCGCGGAGCTGTTGGCGACCTCGATGTCATCGGCACCCATGCTCACATATTTGTGGTTGTTGAGCACGATTTCCACGGCATCGGAGTCGATGTCTTGGATGGTGTATGCACCACCGACAGACTTGTCGGCAGCGGCGTCGAGGGTGGAGGCGAGGCGAGGAACGGAAACCCGGTCCCCTTTTTGGTTCGCGCTGTCCGAGAAATCGGTGGTGAACGCGGCGAGTGGTGCGATGCCGGCGGTAAAGCCGTTGATGACGCCACGCGAGATGATGTCGTCTTGAATTCCAGTGGTGGAGTTAGCCATGATGTGAGGTAGTTAGTAGATTAGTTGATGGAGAGTTATCGGGCAGCGAGCATCGCCGCCTTGTTGTCGTCCCAGAACTTGGCGGCTGCGCGGGGGTCGCTTTGCTTCAGTTCGCTGTATTGGGCGTAAAGGGTCTTGCCGGATTCGCCGGTGTCGCCGGTGAGTTGCACCGGAGCGGGATGGCCTTGGGCGGCGAGGATCTCGGAGGCCTTGGCGGCGACTTTTTCCTCGGTGACTTCCGCGGCGGCGGTCAGCTCGCTGAGGGCTTCCACGTTTTCAGCGGCGAAGGCTTCTGCGGCGTCGAGCTTGGCCTGCACTTCTGAGAGGTCGGCTTGGAGCTGGGCGTTGATCTCTGCCAGCGGGGCGAGTTCCTCGATGCGGGCCTGGGCGGTGCCGAGGTCGGCGCGGAGGGTTTCGGACTCGGCAAGCGAGGCTTCGAGTTGTGCGACCTGGTCGTTGCCGGGGAAGAGTTTTGAGAGAATGCTCATGTTGCCATTTTCGGCGGTGTCAAATTCGGCCTTGGCTTTCCCGTCCTTGAGGACGACATGAACGAATCCGTTTTCCTCGGCTTGGTCCGCGGTCATCCATGTTTCCGCAAACATCAGATTGCGGATCTTCTTCTCATCGCCGCCAGTGCGGTCGGCATAGATGCCGGCGATCTCGGAGCTGATGCCTTCCAGCAGGTCGGCGGTTTTTCGGAAGGCGCGGGCGTCTCCCATGGCGATGGTGCTGGCTTCGTGGATCATGATGCGCGAGCCGTGGGTCATCTGCCGCTTGTCGCCGGCCATCAAGATCACGCTGCCCATCGAGGCAGCTAATCCATTGACGGTGGTGGTGACCTCGACGCCGCGGGCGGAGATGCCGCGCAGCGCGGAGTAAATCCGCTGGCCCTCGAAGACGCTGCCGCCTGGGGAGTTGATTTCCACCTCGACGCTTTCCAACGCGTCGTCGGCTTTGCAGACTGCCTCGCCGATCACCATTTTTGCGGCGACGGCGGACGGGCCGTAGAGCGCGTCGAGCTCTTCGATGAGTTTGTCGGCGGAGTCCTTGTGGACGCCGTCGTTGAGCCGGAGCTTGCCGGCGCGGTTTTCAATTTGGAGGAGTTTCATTCGGATCGGTGGGTGAGGGGGTGGAGGGTTCGTTAGGGGTCATCATGGCGAGTTCGCGCTGGTCGATGGTGATGCCGTATTTCTCGCCGACCTCGATGGCGATGGTCTGGCGCAGTGCGGCTTCCTCCGCTTTCTGGCGGATGACGTCCTTGTATTCCTTGCCCATCGCGGCGGTGATGTCGGAGGCGGATTTGAAGCCGAGCTTGTAGGCGCTCTCCAGTTCCTTCATCACGCGGCCGTCGTCGATGGTGAGCTTGGGCGGGGTGGAGAATTCCCACTTCCACCAGTCGTTAGACTGCGGGAGGTCGCCGCGCTTCTGGGCCTTGGCGACGGCGTAGGAAATGATGCGCTTGGCGGCGTAGAACAGCAGGTCCTGGCGGTCCTCGATGGAGCGCTGCGCCATGGCGATCTCGGTGCGCTGGGCAGTGCCGCCGCCGACGCCATGGCCGTTGTAGAAAGCATACGGCCAATTCAGACCGGCATAGGCGGACTTGAGCAGGCGGTCGTGGAACTCCAAGAACGGGTTGCCGGGCCGGTTGTTCACCAGCGTCTCGATCTTGCCGCCGCTGTTGGATTTGAAATAGCGGACAGTGCCGCCGTCCAATGACTCGACGGTCATGCCCTTGTCGCCGGCGGCGTTGCCGACGAGCTGGCCGAAATTGTCATCTGGATCCGGGCCGCCGCTCTCGTTGTATTCGATGAGGGAAATCGAACTCATCTGCATCATGGCGAGGCGCTCCCACTCGGTGGACTGGATGATGTCGCGGCAGTCGTTGATGCAGTGGGTGAGGGCGGTTAGCCCGCGGCCTTGATACTGCCACTCTGGGTCGAATAAGTGGATGACGTTCGACGCTGGCAGCCACTCGGAGAGCTTGCCGTCCTTGTCGAGAAACGCGTATTCCTTCGCCTCGCCTGACGGGTAGTAGATGATGCCGTCCTGCAAAGTGCCGCCGCGCTGGGGTCCGTCGTTGAATCCCTGCGGGTTGCCGATGCGGTGGCTTGGAATCCCTTGGTATTGCGGGAAGCCGGTCTTGGTTTCTGTCAGCAGGATGAAGATTTCGCCATCCACGTCGATGGAGGACGACCAGCCGAAGAGGTTGGTTTTGAAGTCGTGCATCCCGCCGCGGGTGTCGCCGATGGGATAGAAATTTCCGGTGAGCCAGGCGGCTGCCGCGGTGCCGAACTCGGAGTCTTCGCCCGCGAACTGTGGCACGAATGCGCGGCCGACGGAATACATGCTGCGCTGGTTGACAGCGTTCTTGATCGGCCCGAAATTCAGATAGATGCGCCGGGCGTGGCTTTGAAGCGTCACCCGATCACGCGCCGGGACGAGCTGCGAGATGTCCTTTTTCTCGATGGGTTCCCACGGCCGATGACGGTTGTCGTTCGCTGCGCGGGCGGCCTTGTAGGAAATCGTTTTGCCGTATTGATCGAGAATGGCCATTGCCTAATCCCGGCGTGTCAAAACCTGCCCAGCGAGCGGGACTGCATCGGGACATAGCCGAGGTCGATCCACTCCATGGCGCGGCCGAACGCGGTGAGGGTGTCGGGGATGGATAGGCCCATGGTCTTGCCCATGCTCACGCCGTTCTTGGTAGCCTGCGTGACTGTCGCCAGCCCGCCCGGCTCCATGCTCTGGAGGATCAGGGCGCGGTGGTTGGTGCGGAGCTTGTTGGAGATCGTCGGGTCACACAGTCCCGCCCTCGCCCACTCCCGAGCCACCTGCAAAGTTTTCGCGTCCATTCATGGACGGCGGGGTGTCAAAATGGGGGATGAAAATAGTTTGAAATAAATCTTGTAGGAATCAAAGGGGTGTGCGAATGTCTTCTTGTCAGCGGGGAACGGACCCCGAACCAACCAAACAAAATGCAAACGATCAAATGGACCACAGCCGCCGGAACCGCCCTCGAAGTCTCCATCTCGACCGCTTACCTCCTCAACCGCCAAGGCGTCCGCAAGACCAGCGGCGAGCTTGAGGTTATCATCGCCGCCACGATCAACGGCAAGAGTGATCGCAACATGGGCGTCCAAACCGTCACCGGCCATGCTACCTGCATCGCCAAGATCGGCAACATCGGCCTGACCGCTGAGACGCTCGCTCCTATCACTGCCACCCTTGAGGCGGCCAAGGCTGAAATCGCCGCCCACAACGCCGCCCTTGACGTGCACGCCACCAACCTCGCCAGCCTCGGTAACGGCGACATCAACAAGATGTTTGGCACCCACGCTTAAGCCCACCCCTCTCCCAAACCAAAATGAAATAACAACATGAAAATCACCGCAAACGCAGCAGTAGAAAAAATTACAGCAGGAACCGCTTGGGTCACTGGCAAAATGAGCGACGGTAACGCCTACCCCGAAGGCGATCAATACTGGATCATCAATGACTCCGCCAAAATGGAAACGCACCACGTGCTCGTCTCTGAAGCTCCTGACCTGGATCAACTCATTCCATGAAAACTACCAGAGGAGGCTCAAGAAAAGGCGCAGGACGGAAACCCACCGGCCCGACGCGAGCTAAGTTGTCCGTCACCGTCTCACAGGAGGCGGCGGCGAACATCCGGCGAGCTGCGAAACGCGACGGATCGAGCGTGTCGAGCATCGCCGACAAACTGTTCCGGCTCGACCTTTAGACGTCGAAGCCTGGGATCAGTTTCAGCATCAATGCAGCGACGACCTGCATGGCCTCGACGTCAAAGGCGTGGTTGTTATTGCGAATCCTGACCCACCGGAACTCGGCCTGCTTGGTCTTAGCGTTGACCATCTCGCGCTTGACCTCGCTGTCGATCTGCTTGAGCCAGTCCTGTGAGACATCATCCGGGATGTGCCACGCCGCCGCCTGTCCGGTCCGGTGCGCGTGGACGATGTCCTTGATCCGGTCAGATGCCCAGTGCGCGTAACGGGCGCGGCCGACGCCGGGCGCCGCCGCATCCTGGAAGCGCGTAAATGCGCGGTGGACAACGTCGCCGTTCTGTTTTTTGTAGGCGAAGGATTTCTGACCGGAGCCGTGGAGCGCGGTCCAGTCCATGCGGGCGCAGGCGGAATAGACCTGGTCGGTGTCATACTGGGCATCAATGAATGTTAGTTTAGGCGATATGCCATAGCGCAGCGCGAGATCATGCACACCGTCGAAGGTCTCGACGCGGCCATACCATAGCAGCATGGACTCGCCGTTAGCCCGCCAGGCGCGGATGCCTGCCCAGAAGTGATCGCGCTGTTTGTCCACCACCAGGAACCGCTGCGCTTCGTCCTCGATCTTCTGCTTCTCGGCGAACTCGCTGACGAGGTAGCCATTGCCGATGAGCGCGGTCCGGTTGTCGGTGAGGTCTTCTTCCCATGGTTCCGCGAGCCGCTTCTGAATGAACTGCCGGAGCGGGTCGAGGTTGCCGACACGTTGCGCCGCCTTGGCTTCGAGCCATAACAGGACGATCTCCCAGAGCGGCTTGCGCCAGTTGCAAAGGACGTTGTAGTGAAATCCGACGTGACCGGGCAGGCCCTCGGCGGCCGGCACATAGCAGGCAGACTCGGCGAGCGCCCGGCGCGGCTGGGGTGAGTCGGCGCAGGTCCAGTCGCAATCAGAGTTGTCGCACTTGAGGTGCGCGGCCTGCGCCCGTGCTAACGTGTCGAGCGTCTCGTCCTCGGGATAGACGACGTTGCACCATTTCCACGGCTGGAGGGTCTCGCACTTCGGGCAGGGAAAGCTGAACTCGCGGCGGTCGGTGTGCTGCCAGGCTTTGTCCAGCTCGTCGCCCTTGGAGCCTGCCTGCGAGAGGATGAAGAACTGCCGGTTCCAGCGGTCATGAAGTCGGCCGCGTGCTTCGTTGAGCATGCCGGGGCGATATTGCCACGCCTCGTCGCAGAAGACGCGGCGCATGGATTTGGATTGGAGGCCGGAGAGGTTCGCACCGGTGAGGAAGAGCGACATGTGCGGGAAGAGGATCTGCATCTTCCGCTTTTTGTGGCGGTCCTCCGGCAGCAGCGCGGCGGTGTCGGGGGTGTTCCTGATAGCGTAGTCCATCCGCGTTTCGGCCCAGTCCTTGAGATCGTCGTCGGTCTGGCCGACTAGCAGGGTGGGGCCGGGGTCCTCGGCGATGATGTATTGCAACGCCGCCTCCATGAAGGTGGTCTTGCCGGTGCCGATGGGCGCGAGGAAAACGATTTCCTTGTTTTGCTTTTTCGACAAAGTATCCAACGGCTCCCTCTGCCACGGTGCATTTGCAACAAGATACTTCGGCGTCAACCCATCTTGAATCGCAACCCTACCGGAAACCCACTGAGAAACAGAACCCCCAAACCTGGGATTGAATCCGTGCGAACAAGCCGAGATTAATTCTTTTTCAGTCTCCGGTATCATTCATTTTATGGATCATGAATCGAACTTGTTGCGGTGTTAATTCAAACCACTCCCCCCTTATTCGATGTTCTTTGAAATTGTTGTGCCACCACCTTTCTGTTGATGCTCGCCCATGCCAATTCTTCACCATTTCTATTTCAGGCTCTTGGGACTGTAAAGTCTTTTCCCTGTTTAACGGGTCTACTGAAACACCTATTTTATAAAGACCATTCCTTTTGTTTTTAATTAAATACAAATCATTGATGCTGTTTTTCTTAACTTTTTTTATCCCATTTTTAGCAAAGTATTCCAGATCAGCGGCCCTTTGTCTCAACTCCAACGCTTCTATCTTTGCTTTTAATCTGTCTAGGGAGCTGGCCGTTTTCTCTTTCCTGTTAAAGTCGTTGATGTTGACCATTTGGTCTAAAGAAAAAAGGCAGTCACCATTACTGAGTTTTTGAAAAACGTTTTGTATTTTTGATGTTTTACAAGAAAGAACAAACTCGGCGACTGATTTTGGGTTTTTAATGTCGCAACCTGAATCTTTCCACCTGATTACGGTTCTTACACATACTCCGTATTCCTTGGCAATCCGAGAGTAGTTTTCCATTTTGGGTCCCAGTTTTATTTTCATTTCTATGCTTCTTGTTGTTCATATGCGCCTGATTCGACCTCTCGCAGGTAAGCAACAATCTCGTCTGTCTTGCTGGCGATGATCTCTTCCATCGCCTCGGGCCCAAGCCCCTCCAACATTGGAGGTAGATCGTTTGCCATCCTGAGCATCATTGCATTCACAGCACTAGTAATCCTAAGCATTGCGCTTTTTACCGTCGCCTTGGAAACGTATTTCCCCGCCGCCTCCCGCAGCTTGTAGGCGTTGAGCAGTCCGTCGATCTGCGTCTTGACCGTCTGCGCCTGGTGCTTGTCGGTGACGGTCGAGAGTTGCCGGATGATCGCCTCGATGTCGATGCTCGTGGGGTCGTCTTGCTGAGGTGAGCTGACGGGCTTGGCGACAACGGGTAGCCATTCGGGTTTGAGCGTCGGCGGCAGGTTTCGCATGCGGCCGATCTTTTCGCGGACCTGTTCATCGTCCCATACATTCACTCCGCCGCGCTCCCAGTTCGAAAGTGACTGGACCGATACGCCAATCAATGCCGCTCGCTCTTGTCGGGTCATATCCGGCAAGGCGCGTTTCGATTTCGGGATGCGTTTCTTGGCTGGCATTATCAAACGGTCGTTGGGAAATGGCTCATGGGGACAAAAAGCGATGAGGCGGAACCCCGGTCGCCCCCCCCGCTATATAGGGTTCCCATAGGGGGGGCTAATTATGAGCGAGTTACGCATTGAATCACGCATTGAGCCGCGCGCGGATCTCCTGCGCCTGCTTTTCCATGGGCTCCAGGAGCTCCAACGCTCGTTTGAGTTTGACCACATCCCACGTTGCGATCTGCGGTGCCATCTTGCGCGACCACAGCGCGAACTGCTGCGTAATGCCCTCGATGGTGACGATGCCCTTGCTCTTGTCGG